GACGCAGACGCCGGAAGGTCGCAAGCGCATGTCGAAGATCGCGACGCTGGGCCGCGCGATCCTCAAGAAGAAGATCGCTTCCGGCGAAGGCGCGCTCAAGCGAGCGCAGAACGGCGCGCGCGGCACGGTGCCATGGGGGGCCCACCGCGTGGACGTTCCGGAGACGACGCGCGTGCTGATCGCGCGGCGGTACCGGGCGGGCGTCAAGGGGAGCGACCTCGGGCGCGAGTACGGCGTCAGCACCACCACGGTGCGCGACTGGGCGAAGCGGTATGGCGCGGGGGCGCAGCGCAATGGCGTCCATCCCTCCAACCGCGCGCAGACTCTGACCACGCACGCCTGTGGGGCGTGTCGCGTCTGCCTGGTCTTTGAGATGTTTGGGGCCGAGCCACAATGGATCATGTGCCTCGTCGCGAGGCCGGTCAAAGATGGAGGTGTCGTGTGAGTGGAGCTCGGATCTGCCCGAGGTGTGGCCTGCCGTACTACCGGATCAACGTGACGCGCGTCTGGGATGAGTTGTCAGGGCACCGAGAAGGCAACCGCCGGACGGAAGAGAAGGCCTGCACGAACTGTCGCCCCCCGGAGATGGCGCAGCGGCTGCTCGCCACCATGGGCATGTACACGCTGAAGAAGAAGGTCGTCCGCATCGCCGCCGCCGCCGCCAAGAAGAAGCGCAAGAAGAAGTCCGGCGAAGCCGCCGCCTAAGATATGGAGTGGGTCTCGGCCGTCGCGTGGACAGTCATCGGCATCACCTTCGCCTTGCTCTGGGGGCAGTGGCAACTGGCGCGCTTGACCCGAGGGCTGATTGAGCGGCACCAAAGCCTCTTGGCCGACGCCACGGTGATGCAGGCCGCGCTCGCGAGTATCGCGGCGAACACGTGCTGCGACCAGTGTCAGGAGGCGGCGCGCGTCGCGCAGCGAGCGCTGCGCGTGGTGGCGAAGGCCGAGTAATTGTCCGACGACGAGGCCGCGCTGGTCTGCAGCCGGACCCGCGGCCGCACGTCCGCCCCGGTGCCGGGCTCCGCACGACGTCTCTGCGCCTTGTGCGACGCCGAGGTCTTCGTGTCGCCCTCGAGCCTGTCGATCCTGAACCGGTCGCCCGGCATGACGATCGTGTGCGTGCCCTGCGCGGTGCAGTTGCCGCCGCCCGACCGCGTGGCCCCATTGACGCCTGCGCAGCTGCGGGAGATTATCGACAGGCTCAAGGAGGAGCCATGAAGCTCGACGACTGGCATCGGGTTGCGGAGTTTATCCGGCGCGGGATCGCAGGGCAGAAAGCGGTGGACGCTGAGCTCGCGAAGGTCGTGGCCTGCGAGTGGTGCAGGACGCGCCCGGGCGAGACGCACTTCGATCCGCAGGGCCTCCCGCTCTTCGACGCCCAGCACCACGCCGGGCGCTACATCACGGCCGCCGAGGGAGAGCGCATCAGTCGAGACGGGCCGTGAGAATCATCGAGGTGCCGCCTAAGACGAAGCGCGGCTACGAGTCGCCCTATCGAGAGCAGAAGATCGCGGCGCACACCACGGTGGGCGGGCGCGGCAAGGTGGCGCGGGCGCTGAAGCGGAAGCCGAAGCGGTGAGCCCCACCCAACGCTCGTTGAAGTTTCTGCGCGAGCTCGGCGCCATGGCCGAGGTGGTCGAGAAGCGCATCCCCAGGGTCCACATCACCAAAGACCTGTACGGCTTCATCGACATTCTCGCGGTGGACGATCTGCCTGGGACACTGGGCGTGCAAACGACGACGGGCGAGCATCAGGCCGCGCGCATCGCGAAGATCCAGAGCAAGGAGCTCGAGAAGAACGTGCGGAAGTGGCTGGCCGCGGGCAACCGGATCTCGGTCCACGGCTGGTCGAAGCAGGGGCCGCGCGGCCAGCGCAAGCGGTGGCACGTCAACATCACGCCGATCACCGAGGCATGAAAGAGCTACTCCCGACGCTGCTGCCGACGCGCCGCGAGCTCGCGTGGATGCTCGGAACGATCCTGGTGCTCGTGCTCGCGGCCTGCGTCGGCCTGGTGCTGCTCGACGGCGACTAGAGCGACACGCCCAGCATCCCGAAGAGCAGGAAGATCGCCCAGATCACCAAGGCGGCGATCAGCACGACTTTCACGACTTTCTTGACCGTCGCATCGATCTGCTCGAACTGATTGAGCGCCCAGATCGCCACGCCGACGACGAGAGCCACCAGCACGAATTTCAGGATGGGGCGCGCGAACGAGTTTTCGACGGCGGCGAGAATGGTCGCGATCATGGTTTGTCCTCCTTCGGATCGTCCGGCTTCTCGGCGGGCTTCTCGGCGGGCTTCTCGGGCGGGGCCCGCTGGTCATCGATCTCCAGCTCGATCTCGTACTTGAGCTTGCCGCGAAACACCGTCTTGCTGACGCAGCCCACCAGCAGCGCGGTCAGGATCAGGCCGACGATGCTATAGGGCCACCACAACTAGGGCGTCTCGTCGCGATCGCCCATCGTCTGGCTGCGCGTGAACTGCGCCAGCACGCGGATCGAGCGCTCATCGAGAAAGCCACCGTTGGCGTCGAGGATGGTGCGGAGCGCGCGCCGTCCGCCGGGCGTCGCGAGCGCGTTCGACACGGCCGTGTGCGCGAATTGCGTGAGCGCGATGCCCGCGACGCCGCCGACGCTGGCGCCGATTTCGCCCTGGCCCACCAGACCGCCCAGCCCGCGCCCGACCGCGCGACCGACTTCTTGCCCGCCCAGCACGCGCCCAAGCACGCGCCCGGAGCCGATCGCCGCCTCGCCGCCGACGGGGGGCATGCTGCGCAGCCCGCGGTACTTCAGAAGCGTCCGCTGCATGTCCTCAAGCTCGGTGTCGGTGAACGACTCGCGGAGGAACTGGTACTTGCGCCCGACGTCGGACTCTTTCAGCGCCTGCGTCGGCGCGATGCGCGCCTCGTCCAGGGCGTTCAGCGGCTTGGCAGGATTGAACGAAAACTCGAGGTCGGAGCGGCCCTTGCCGACGCCGCTCTCGATGACTTCCGCGAGCTCGGGGATGGCCTTCTCCCGGCGGTACGCGGCGCGCGCCTGACGCAGCAGCGTGATGCCCTTCGTGGCCGAGCTGAAGTATTGAGAGACTGGCACCTGCTTCGCCGCGGCGGCGTCGTAGTCCTGGGCGATCGCATCCGCGAGCGCGCGATAGCCGCCTGGTACTTCCGTGGGCGCCTGGCCCCCCATGATCCCGGTGCGCGCGCGGATGCGTTCCTCGAGCGCGCGCAGTTCGCGGAACGGCACTTGCCCCTGATGCTGCTGCGCCTTCTCGATGACCTGGCGCGCGATGCCGAGCAACTCGCCCTGCAGCGGGCCCTCCCCGACCTCGAGCTCGCGGCGCAGCAGGCGATGGGCGACGCTGATCATGTTCGGCGTGTTGATGCGCGGGTTGATCTGCTCGACCTGGCTGTAGAGCGTGTCCGACGGCACCTTCGGACGCAGCCGCGGATTCGCGGCAATGCCGCGCGCCGTCTCGACGGCTTCCTGATTCATGGCCGCCGCGCCGCCCGGAAGACGTCCCGCAAGCTGGGGAAGGTTGCGCGAGGCGGCTCCGACCACGGTCGCCGCCGGGCCCGCCGCACCGGCCGTCCCGACCTTCATGGGCGAGATCTCTTCGCCCGCGAGGAGCTCTCGGCCCGTCTCGGCGCCCATGCCGGTCAGGGCCGCGCCCGCGGCGCCGCGCACGGTGCCCGCACCGGCCTGGCGCAGGAAGCGCGGCAGCGCCGCCGCGTACGCCAGCGCGCTCGGATCGGTGAGCTCGCCGGACTTGATCAATTGCCGCCCCGCTTCACCGGCCGCGCCGATGGCGGGATAGAGGATCGGCGCCAGCGGCGTCGCCGCCGCCGGGAGCTGGATGAACGACGAACCGTGCGCCACCGCTTCGCTGGCGAGATCGCGCATCTGCTGCGTGATCGGCTCGCCCTCGGGCGTGAGTCCGCGCTTCGCCAGGCGATTGGCCTCGACCCATGGGTGCCCAACGGGCCCGGGCTGCTCCTGCTGGAGCTGCGACTCCTCGGCGCGGCGCTCGCCCATGTACTGCTGAGCGCCAGGCGTCTTCACCTCGCCACCCGCGCCCGTTCCCGGTGGCAGCCCCAGCGCTTGATTCGGCGTCATCACTTCTCCTCGATCATGTCGAGGTCGGGATCCAGGCCCCGCTGCCTGAGCAGCTGATTGGTTTTCATCGGATCGCCTCGCGCATCGCGCCGGGCCTTGGCGTATTCGTCCTTCGTCGCGGGCTGCAGCGGCGCTGGACCCTTGAGACGGCCGCGCAGCTCGCCCAGCAGATCGGGCACGATCTCGTCAGCATTGAAGCCCTGCGATTGCGCGAGCCGTCGATATTCGGCTTCGATCTGCTCGTGCCCCTGCAGCCGCGCCGCCGCGATATTCCGGGCTTGGCCGAGGACGTCCCGCCGCCGCACGGCGGTGAGGCGCTGCCCAGCCCAGGCGCGGTTGTAGAGCGTGCGCACCGCCTCCGGAATGCTCTTCGCCTGGTCCGCGGTCGCGAACTCGCCTTCGCGCACGGCCGAATTCGGATCGAGGAGCTTGATGTACGAGTAGAGCAGGGACATGTCGCCGAAGGCGGTCGGCGGGCGCTGCGCGATGCGTTCGATCGAGAGATACGCGTCGCGCACCGGGCCCATCGTCACCGACTGCTGCAGGAATTGATGGCGCATGGCGTTGATGTCCGTCGGCTTCGTGCCCGTCGGCTTGGGGCCGTACTCCTCGCGGCGCGTTCCCGTCACCGGATCGATCAGGACTTGCTTGCCGTCCTCCTCGATCACGACACCGTTCTTGGGCGATTCGGGAAGCTGGAAGATCTTCTGGCCCGTGGTCGGATCTACGATCGCGCCACCAGGCGCAAGCGCCACCGGCCGATCCTTTGCGGTGAAGAGCACCCGGCCCGTCGTCGGATCAACGACGCTGGAGCCCGGCGCGACGACGATCGGCCGATCGGCCACACCACCAACACGCCTCCCCGTCTCAGGCTCAAGGAGCTGCTGGCCCGGCGACACCGGGATCGCCCTCTCGGGTGTTTTGGTAATCACCCTTCCCTGGAGATCGACCAGGCTCTGGCCTGGCGATAGAGGAATGGGCTTGTCCGGCACCGTGTAGCTCGGCTGCGTCTGCCCGGGCTGGAACACGCTCGCGCCGGGCCCGGCCACGGTCGGCGGATGATACTTCTGCGGTCCTGAGGCGACGACGCGCCCGGTGTGCGGCTCGATGAGCTGCTGACCTTCGCCGACAACCTGGAAGGACTGCTTCGGCGCGAGCTGGTTGCCGAGGACGGTCGCGGCGTCGCGCGCCATGCCCGGCGTCTTGAGCAGGGCCTGGATGTACGCGGTCTGCGGCTTGCCGAGCAAGTCGGAGTACCGCTGCGGCCGCATCTCGGGCTTCGTCGGCGTGCGAAGGATGTCGGCCCGGCCCTCGGGCGCCGCGAAGTCCGGCACCTCGCGGCCGGTCGGAATCTCCGTGCCCGTGTCCTGGCCGAGCATTTCCGAGAGCCGCATTCCGAGCTCGCGGTCAGCCTGCTCGCGGCGCCCGAATTCGCGCACGGCGAGCTGGTTCTGGACCGCAGACGTGAGTCCAGCTAACCCTCGAGCGCCTGCGGGATGAATAGCTGCGGCAGCACCAGCAGCCAACGGTAAAGCGAAGCTGGCCACCTGCTCAGGAATACTCGCTCCAGGAGGAGCAAGGCCGCTCAAGCGACCTTCTCCGCGCGTTTTCGCTTTGCGATTTCTCGATCACGAGCTAGATGGTCGGCGCATTGACCACGGCCCGGCACGACAGCGGCGCTGCAATGTCGACATAGTCCGGCCGCGCGTCGATTCTGCTTCCATAGCCTGGAACATTCTAGGCAGAGCCGCTGGGGGCCGCGCCGACGCAGGTATGCTGTATACGCGTGCCCGTTGGGGCAATGTTCGCGACGGGCGTTGTGAGCCGCCAACCCTTCACCGCGAAGAACGTTGACGCGCATCGACACCGGCTCAAGATGGCCGGGATTGATGCAGGCCCGTAGTCGACACAGATGATCGAGCGGAAGCCCGTCAGGAATCTCACCGCGGTAGATTGCATAAGCCAGCCGATGTGCTCTGAATCGTCGACGACTGTCGACGCCAAAAGTCCCGTATCCATCACGGTCTCGCGCGCCAATCCAGATCCAGCAGCCGCTCATGGGTTCGGTCTCGACGTACCGCCACAAGCGCTGCTCGATATTCCCGCTCATCGAGGTCTCCCATACAGGCTCGGACGATTGCGCTTCGGCGGCGCCTCACGGTCGGGATAGACCGTGGGCGAGCCCTTCGTGTTGCCGGGAAGGATGCGCATGCCAGGCGACGCCGTCGGTAACGTCGGGGCGACTAACGAACCCGTGTACACATCGGTGGGAGGCAGTCGACGCGCGAGCGCCTCGAGCTCCTCGGGGCTCAGGACTAGTTCGCTCAAGCGCATCTCGTCGTGGGGCACATGCATCTGCGAGCGGATCTTGGCCGCCTCGACGGCCGACGCTGTGTCAGGGTAGGTCACACCCGGCTCAAGCGGCAGCGTCAGGCCCTGCGCGGGCTCTTTACCGTAGACGTTGAACCAGCGTCGGGTCGTCGGGTCTTGAATCGTCTCGCTCTGCTCGTGCGACATCAGTACCCCCCGCCCATGCCGCCGCCCATCATCATCCCCAGCGTCATCTCGTCCTCGGGCCGCTTCCGCTGCTGGCCCACCAGGTCGGAGAGGCGCAAATCGGCCGCAGGCGGGGCGCCAGAGGCCTTAGAACCGAAGCTCTGGGCCGTTGGGGTAAACCCCCCTGCGCCAGGCGCCGAGGGGTCTGAAATGGGCGACGGCGGCCCCCCGTGGGCCGCGCTAGCGACACCTGCGCCGATGCTGCCAGCGGCGGCCAGGGCTGCGGCGACGATTGAGGCGGCCATCAGGCGATCTCCCCGCCGATCAGAATGGCGTCCGTTCCATGGGGAAACACGTTCGGCACTCGCAGCGGAAGCTGGGTGAACCCCTGGCGCTCGAGGATGGTCAGCATGGGCAGGTTGTCGGGCTGCGTCGCCCCCAGGAACCTGGTGCAGCCCACGTCGCGGCCGTAGCGCAGCCGCTCGTCGGCGAGCTGGCGCCCGTAGCCCTGGTGCTGGAAGCGCGGCAGCACCGCGACGTCGACGCCGAAGATCACCAGCCCGCGATCGTCGTGACCGATCGAGTACGAGGTGAAGCCCAGCAGCGCGCCGTCCGACTGCATGACCAGCGTCGGGTGGGCGAAGTACCAGAGGGGCGAGCGCTCGGGCCAGCCCGGGTGCGCCTCGCGGTAGATCGCGCGCACCTTCGGCTCTTCGTCCGGCCGCATCGGTCTGATGGCGCCGTTATCCTCGGGCAAGGAGGTCACTCAATCGCAGCCCGCCCACGCCGCCTGAGCCGCGCGCGCCGTACGCGCCGTACGCGCCGTACGCGGTGGGCTGAAAGGCGGCCGCCTGCGGGATCCGAGGCGCCGCGATCGGCGACGCGGTCGGCCCTTTCGAGAGGTCGCCGTACATGCCGCGACCGAGCTGCGCGATGCTGGTGGCCATCTGCAGTTGGTTCGCCAGGCTCTTCCAGCGATCGGTCGAGGCCGCCGTCTTCTTGTCCGAGCTCGAGGTCGCGGGATCCGTCCGGATGTAGGGATGCTCCGCCGAGGGCATGCCGGTGTTCGGATCGGTGCCGAGCGGCGCGGGCATCCCGGTGAATTCGTCGGAGATGGTCGCCGCCGGTTGCGAGCTCCCGCCGCCAGACAAGCCAAAGAGGTCGGAGAGGTTCATTGCGCCCTCAACAGGAGATCGCTCAGCCGCGGCTCACTCCCGACCGGCGGCGTCCCCCCGCCCGCCTGACTCAGCGCCGTGGGCGTGAAGCCGCCCGCGCGCCTGCCAAGCTGCAACGGCGCGGGCTGCGGCACATCGGGGCCGTCCATCATGTTCTTGTACTGGCCGATCTGATCACCCACGGCTTAGCCTCCGGTGAAGATGCCCTGCTTGCCGCGCGTCGTGGACTGCTGGCCGATGGTCGACGGCACCAGCGTGCCCATCGGCGTGCCGAGCGCCGTCTCGGCCAGCGCCTGGCGGCGGAGCTCGTCCTGCCGCTCCGCTTCATAGCCCGCCTGCTCGATCCCGCGTTCGACGCCGCCGGTCTGCGAGTAGGCCTGCATCGCTTGCAGCACGGCGTCGCGCTCGGTGCCCAGCGCGCGCTCTTCGCGGCCGAAGACGTTCTCGATCGTCGGCTGCAGGTACGCGGCGCGCGCCGCGGCATCCGCGTTCGTCAGCGCCGTCGAGCGCCCGAGCCCGCTGACCGCCGCGCGGTTCTCGATGCCCGGCATGATGGCGGTGTTGTAGGCCTCCTGCGCGGCCGCGAACGAGGGATCGGTTCTCAGCGTCTCACCGCTCACGCGCCGCTGGGCCTGCTGCTGAATCTGCGGGACCATCCCGGCGGCTTTCCGTTCGCCCTCGGAGAGCCCCGCGACCTTCATCGGCTTGGCCTCGAGGAACGGATCGATCGGCGCCTTGGTTTGAAACTGCCGGTACTTCTCCCCCGTCTGCTGCGCGAGGGCCGACGTATAGTCCGGCATCTGGGGCTCTTGCTTCGTGGTCGTGCGCGTCCCGCCGCCCATAGCGCCTCCTCAGAGCTCCCGGTCGCAGACCATGTGCGTCGGCTTGAAGCCGTACAGCCGCTGAAACAGCCGCGCGCGCGCCAGGCCGCGCTCGTCCTTGTGCAAGGTCAGGATCCGCAGCGTCGTCGCCCCCTTGCCGCGAGACCATTCGGCGATCTCATCGAAGGCGCGCCGCACCTGCGCGCGCTCGAGCGGCTCGTCGCTCTCGTACTGCACGATCGTGCCGATGACCTTGTCGCACCAGGTGTCGATGGTGACCAGGCAGTGGCCGATCAGCGAGCCGTCGTGGACCGCGATCCACACGCGCAGCGTCTGCCGCTTCTCGGGCACCACGAAGTGCTCGACCACGCGCTGCGCGATCGACTCCGGATCGGTGTCGGTCTCGTGCTTGCGACAGAACATCGCCACGCGATTCACGACGCCCGGCATCAGCGCCCAGCTGCCGGGATCCATCCGGTCGAGGGGATAGATGATCATCCCAGCGGCACCCACGCGGTGCCGTCCGAGCCCTGAAACTTCTGATTGGGGACGGCATCGCTCACGAGAATGACGCTCCCGATCCAATCCGCCGCCGCCGGGCGCGTCGCCGTCGTGTAGACCGCCAGGGGCAGCGGATTCGTGAGCCGCTCGCTGCCGTCCTTCGGCATGGTCCGGTTGAGCCGATACCCGATGTCGCGGAAGAGCGGCGTCATGTAGGCCACCAGCGCCTGCAGCGCGGCGAGGCCTGAGCTCGGCAGCGTGGGGCTCTCGAGTACCTGCTTCATCGCCGCCCCCGCGGCGCGATCGTGACATCCGAGCCGTCCCACTCCACGAATTGCGTGGCGTCGGCCTCGACGCGGATCGCCGCCGCCTGCGTCGAGAGCCGATGGCCGGTGTAGTAGGGGCCGCCGTCGACCAGGTCGAGCTCGTTCTCGGTGCCCGTCGGATCGTCCTCGAGGCGCCGGTCCTCGCCGTAGTCGCTCGCGGCCAGGCGCACGCGCACCTTCTGAGAGCCTCCGCTCGTCTTGAAGAAGTGCTGCACGTCGGTGATCGTGCCCCAGCGCTCGCCCATGCGCTGCAGCCCCGTCTCGAAATAGGACGGGATCGCGGCGCCCGCGTCGGTGAGCCCCGAGTCTTGGTAGGCCTGGCCGGTCAGGTCGCCGATCACGAAGCGCGGTACGGTCGTGTCCATCTCGCCCAGCGTCGTGCCGATGTCACCGATGGGCACGCCCAGATCGCCGATGGTCAAGCCGCTGGGGATCAGCAGGCGCGAGCCCGCCGTCGGCGACAGCCCGTTCCAGCGCACGGGATAGCACTGCCCGCTCGGGAACGTGATCACCACGCCGCGCGTCGGCTCGGTGCCGCCGATGGCCGGGTAGATGACCCAGAGCATCTGCTGATCGGAGTCGAACGCCACCCACGAGCGCGGCAGGCGATCGGTGGTGATCGTCTTCGCGATCTGCCGCTGCACCGCGAGGCCCATCGAGCGCGGCACCGTGCCGTCGAACGTGTACACCGCGGAGTCGTTGCCGAGGTACGCGTGCAAGCCTTCAGTGATCGACACCACCGCCTGCGTCGACACGGGCCCTTTGACGTCGCGGCGAAAATCGAACCGGAACGGCACCGTCCCGTCCTGCGCGATCGCGAGGCCGATGGCGTGATCGGTGTAGATCGCGCCTTGTAGGTAGCCGAGCTCCTGCATCGCGATGATCTCGCCGGGCACTTCGCCCATGATTTTCACCAGCACGGAGCCCCAGCCGCTGTCGAAGTCGGAGAGCGCGGAGACGTCGAGCGCGACGGGGGACAGCGTGCCGCCCGAGCTCAGGTTGCCGAGGATCACGCGATCCGCGACCACCATCATGCAGCGCGCGATCGGGGGCGAGCCGCCGATGTTCACGTACGCGGCGGCGGTGCCGTCCCACTTCTTCGGCGCGTCCTTGTTGTTCACGCCCAGGAGCCACGTCTGGCCCGCCTTGGAGAACGGCCGGAAGACTTGCTGCTGCGTCGGCGACGCGGTGAGCGGCACGCCGCCCGCCAGGCTCACCCACGCATTGGTCCCGACGTCGTAGCGCCACCATGAGGCCACCGTGCCCATCACGCCGCGATAGCTCAGGTCATGATGCAGGTACTGGATGAACGCGGTCGGGCGCTGCGCGGTGCTGGTCGCGAACGCGGTTTCTCCGGGGCGTACGCGGAACGTGCCGCTGCGACGCAGCCAGTTCTCGGCCTCGCGCAGCGCGTTTGCGGGCACCTCGAAATGATCGAGGTCGGCTCGCACGCCATCGGTCGGCACGGCGAGGAAGGGAGCCATCAGGTGGAGATGTACGGCGCCGCCACCACGTAGGGCTGCACGACGCTGGCGGTGGGCGACGAGGTGGGCGCACCCGTGACGTTCACACTCGGCCCCGCAGTCGGCCCGCTGATCGTCGTGTCGTGCGCGTGGCTGACCGTCGCGTTCGTCCCGGCGCCCGTGTTGAACTGGACCGTCGCCGGGAAGGTCGTGGAGGTGAACGTCCCCTGCTGCGTGTGCGTATGCGATTGGAGATCATGCTGGTGCGACGGCATCGCGACAGTCTTCGCCCCGCCCGCATCCCCGACTACATCGAAGTCCGGATCGGCGGCGTCCTGGCCGACCACCACCTTGCCCTTGAGGTTGGGCACGTTGAACGTGGTCGAGCCGTCGCCCGCGCCGAAGAGAATGCCGATGGTCGCGAAGAGCCTCGCGTACGTCGTGCGCGAGACCGCCGCGCCGTCGCAGGGGAGCCAGCCCGCCGGGCTCGAGGTGCCGCAAAACCACTTGAGCTCGCCTGCGGGTTGCAGTTCTACCGCGCGCTCCGTGTTGTGCCAGAGGATGCGCGTGTTGTTGCGCTGGAGCTCGCCCGCGGCGGTCGGATTCGCGGAGGCATTCTGCAGCGTGATCTTGGTCAGGCCCGCCGCCGTCGCCGCAAAGAGCGCCACGGCGATGTCGGTGTCGATCGGGATCCCGAGCAGATCGCAGAGCGCTTTCTCGAGATTGCCAACCTCGTCATCGATGGACGAGCCGAGCGTCGCATTCGTCATGCGCGCCGAGCGGAGGCGATTCGGCAGCGCCATTAGGGCTCTCTCCCCACCGGCCGACGCCCGGCCGACTTCGCGCGCGCGTGCTCGCGCACCATCTGCAGCTCGAGCTCGGTGCCGCGCGCCTGCCAGACCGGGATGCGCTCGTCTTCCAAGCCGTAGCGCGTCATGTCACCCAGCGCCTTGAAGAGCAGCACCTCCCACGCCTTGTCGGTGAGCGCGGTGTGATCACCGTCTGCGCTCAGGTCGGGCAGGTAGCGGTAGTACGCGCGGTGGATCGTGAGCACCTGGTCCGGCGTCTTGCCGAGGTAGAGCTGGCCGCTCCACGTCGTGTAATGCCCCGGCTTGGCGGTCTTCGTCGGATCGGGATAGAGGTTGTCGAATTCATCGAGCAGCAGGAACGACAGCGTATGGACGCCCTGCGAGTCGGGATCGAGGTACTGCATCTCGTAGGGGCGGCTGAAGTCGCTCGGCAGATCGTACGCGTTCTGGCCCGCGACGGTGTCGAACGTGTCGAGCTGCTCGTTGAAGCTGAGATCCCACTGACGACAGAGCTCCTTCTGCGCGATGTTCAGGATGTCGGTCCTGACCGCCTGGGAGATCCGCTTGCTATTGGCCCCTATCCAGTCACCTAAGCGATCTCGGAGCTCTACGTGCGTCACGCCACCGCTCTCCGATCTCTCAGCCTCTTGGAATGAGCAATCTGACAGGGGCGGCACTGACGATTCCCGCGGTAGTTGGTGTATGCGTCATGCAGAGAATGGCCGTGCCTGCAATGGGTCGCGCGCGACGCCTGAGCGCTCGGGCTTTCGCCGCGCAGAATATTCTCGCGGACCGTGGCGACTTCCAGATGCGCAGGATTCACGCAAGCCCGCACGCGACACAAATGATCCAGCGTCATCTCTTCCGGGATTTGGCCGCGCGCGTGCTCATACATCAGCCGATGCACGCGAACCTTGCGCACGGAGCCATCGGTCTTTGAGCCGATGTGCGTCTGGCCGTAGCCGTCCCAAAAGCGATTGGCAATCCAGATCCAGCAGCCGCTCATCGGCTCGGGCTCGATGTGCCGCCACAGGCGGGCGAGGATCGGCGCCGACTGACGCGGTTTCACTTACCCTCTTCCGCTTTCGAGAACGCGATCGCTCTCAGCATGGCCTCCTTGCCGCCCGGCCCGAAGTGCTTCGCCCGGGTCACCGTCGAGGGCTCGTTCGTATGCACCTCGCGCATGGCCGCCTCGACCTTCTTGCGCGAGGCATCGCCGTCGCCGTGCTGCGCGCGCCTGCCGGACAACTTGGGCGGCATCACTCGTCCCGATCCGGATCGTTCAGATCGCTGATGGTGGCCCGCAGCGGGTTGGCGTTCGGGTTCGCCTGATTGCGCAGCGTCTCCGCCATCTGCTTCGGCGGGCCCGCCTTGGCTGGGCGCACTGGATTCGTCGTCGGCCCGGTGGAGGCGTCCGGCGACTTCGGCCGCGGCGGCGACGTCGGAGTGTTCGGCAGGCTCTCCTTCGTGGCGCGCTGCCCGACCTTTGGAGGCATTAGCCTTGCCCCGGGCGACGCAGATCCTTTGGGTCGCCGGTGGTCTTACCCTTGATCGGCGCCGCGTGGTGCGGATCCTTCGCGCTCGGCACTTTCGGCGTACTCGCAAGGTGGCGGATCGAACTCAACTTGGGCGGCATCGGGGACTCCTTCCTTGATGTGCTCAGGATTGATGTGCAGCGCCGGGGGCCCGTGGCGATGCGGGCGCATCGGCGCCAGCTGACCGTGCAGCCACGCATCGAGGCTCCGCCAATCGAAGATGTCATTGCGCGGATACGTGGCCCACAGATTCGGGTGACGCTCGATAAACTTCGCGGAGAATTTCACGCACCCCAGATTTTTCTCGTTCACCGCGCCATGCACGATCAGCGGCAGTGCGCACCAGGACTCCGGGCAGAGCCAGAGCTGGGTCAGGGCCCCGGGCCAGGGCGCGACGTCGGCCTCGAGGTTGATGAACGGCCGCTTCCACTTCCAGAGCTCGACCAGCGAATCGCCGTACGCGTGCTTGTGCGTCGGCGGGCAGTAGACCAGCGTGGTCGACATCTCGATCGGCGCCGGGCGAAACTGCGGATCGTTGGTGCGCAGATGCAGCCGCTCTTGCGCGATCGCGGCCATCGTCGCCTTCTCGATCGTGCCTGCGTAGTGGACGACGACGCGGATCATTGCGGGGCCCCCGCCTCGGTGCCGGGCGGCCCCATGGTCGCCTTGCCGAGCATGTACAGGGCCATCGGCGCCGTCAGCCCAAGCGTCGCCGCCCAGTCGGAGATGTTCTCGATCCCACTATGTTTTTCGGCGAGGCGAGCCCGGATCTGCGGTTCCAGCGCCTGGGCCCCGGGGTAGTCCTTGCCGTACCGCTTGACCACCCAGCCGCGCCACAGGGTCTCGGCGAATTCCTGCGGCGTGGTGCCCACGCGCCGCGCGTCCTCGCGCATGCGAGCGGCCCCGACCTGGACATGCTTTTCCGTGAGCTCCTTCTCGCCAAGCTTGCGGAAGTAGAAGGCAGCATTGTGGCGATCGAACGCGACCGCTTCAGGGTCGCCTCGCGCCAAGGCCTCGCGCAGACTCGGGATGGCGCGGTTGAATTCGAACACCTTGGGCCCGGTCATCTCGAGCTCGCCGCTGGCGGCGCGCGCGAGATTGCCCGCGTGGCCCCGCATGAAGAAGGGATCCCCGGTGGCGGGGTTGATGGCCATGAAGTCCTCGAGCTTCGTGGCGCCCGTCTTCCACATCCCAAATGCCTTCAACGCTGCGTCGAGATTCCCCGCTGCACTCTGCTGCTGCGGACTGGTCGCGGCGTAGAACCGCCAGAACATGTCCCAGTCCTGGGGCGTTCGGAAGAGATCCATGGTGTTCCCCGCGCCCAGGTACCACGTCGGCTCGCCCACCTTCTCTCCGAGGGACTTCTTGAACTGGACGCCCCGCTCGTACATCTCTTTCGCTTGGCCGAAGGGGCGCATCTCGCCCTGGAGCTGCGCAACCGTGTCTTCCAGGTCGCGAATGCTGGACAGCCGCACCTGAGTGGGGTGGGGATTCGGCTCTACCGGACGCTCTTGGCCTCGCGTGATGTCGTAGAGCGCCTTCTGGCCACCCTTCTGGCCCAGGTTCGCCGCCGTCGCTTCCTGACTGGGCGTCGCGGTGATGTCGAGGTACGTCTTGCCCTCGTTCGTCCACGTCCCGGCGGAGAGCGCTTTGTTCTCCAGAATTTTTTGACGCCTGATGTCGGCGAGGAAGTTGGACACCTGCGCGAGCGTCGGCTGCCCCTCCACCACCTCGGAGGGGGTATAGCGCCCCGCCTTCAGGGCGTCCTCTTTGTTGGGGAAGACCGCGACCGAGTAGCCGCTCGTCACCGGCTTGCCCGTCGCGACGTTGAACGTGCTCCCGCCGCCGCCGGTTTCGTGAAGCTTAAGAATCGTCGCCGCGTCCTTGAGGGCCTTCGCACCGATGTCGCCGACGAGTTTCTGCCCGGGCCTGGCCGTGCCAGTCAGGACAACTTCGTTCGGATCGGGCTGGGGATACTCGTAGCCCAGGGCCCCACCGATCCCGCGAACGAGCGGCGAAGGATTCTCCGGGTTGTAGAACTGCTCCACCAGGATGGGGTACAGCGCTTCATGCACCGGGGGGTACGCGGTGCCGATCGCCTGGTTGACGGCGCGCGACCACGGTGGCGTGGGCATCGACGTCGGCGCCGTTCCCTCCAGATCGCCCGGCAACGGCTGGCGCAGATCGGACAGACGCATGAACTGCGTGAGCGTCGGGCTCTCCGCGAGCTCGGGGTCGAGCTGTCTCAACTCAGACAAGCGGAACTCAGCCACCCTTGAGCCGCTCGCCCGCCGCGTCCTGCGAGATCTTCTGCCGCTTCGCCATCGACGCGGCGGTGCTCTTGAAATTCGGGTGGCGCATCGACGTCGGCGTCATAGCCTTCGGCTTAGCGCCTCGTCCGGCGCCGACGTCGGTGACCCGGCTTCCGCTGACGCGCGGAGGCACTAGCCCCTCGTGCCGCGCTGCCCGTGCCGGGCGCGAAACCCGCTCTCTTCGCTGCCCTCCGTGCTCGCGGGCTCGGCGGCTGGCGCCGTCTCCGCGGGCGGCGTCTCGCCGTCGCGCGGATGGATGTGAATCCCGTACCACTCGTGGCCCTCGATGATGGCTTGAGCCTCGGCGTTCTCCGTTTCGCAGCTGCCGTCTTGGAATTCGACCTTGTCCTGAATCTTCAGGTTGGGGAACCGGTTGCTCACGTATGCTTTCTTGGCCACGGGTCAGCCTCCAGTCACGCGAAACCGTGCGCTACGCGTGCTCAAGTCCGAGGCGGCGATCTCGGCCATCAGTGACGTGCCGTTACTTTTCCAGGCCAGGAGCTTGCTATTGAGGGGGTCGTAGCCGTACGCGACGCCCGCCGCCGCGACTTGCGAGCCCATCGGCTGCAGTCCATAGAGCGCGGTCATCTTGAAATCGGCGGCCGCGATCGCCCAGCCCCCGGTGACGTAACTCGCGTCAAAGGTGATGTCGTAGATGGCTTCGCGGATGCCGCCCGCGTTCTTCATGTTGATCCGCTTCACTTCAGTGAAGGTCAGCGCCATCGCACACTCCTCGCCCCCGAAGGGGCGGGGGCGGAGAAGCCGCCCCCGAGGGTTGGGATCAGGGCGCGAATGCGGTCATCGACTTGGCGATCGCGTGCGCGTTTTCATGCTGCAACTCGTAGCCCGCTTCGGTGAGCCACTCGTCCTTGCGCGCGTCGTCGCCAGGGTTCTGCCGGTTTTCCTTGTAGTCGGTGTCGCGGCCCCGCAAGTACCGATAAACGACGAACTTCGGATCGATCGCGATGCCCCACGAGTGGAACGTCGCGTTTTCAGAGAACAACGGGTGCTGGATCACCTGCAGCGTCCCGTACGGCGTGATCCACTCCGACATCTTCTGGCCGTAGCTGGTGGTCGTCGGCGTCGCGTTGATCGTGTAGTGTGCGCGCGCGATCTTGTTCAGCGTGTTGAGCGCACGCGAGCCGCAGAGAAACGCTTTCTCCGACGAGCCTCGCTTGAAGAGACTCTCGAGGAAGGTCTCCCAGGTGTCGATCGTCACCGAGCCCGCGAAGTCGGTGACGTTGGTGGTGACGAAGCTGATGTGCCCCTTGGTGGTGCGCTGGGGCTGCGAGCCCGACGTGTCCTCGACGCCGGTCCCGAAGATGAACGCCTTCTCGAGTTCCATGGCGTGCAACTCGAGCGATTCCCGCTGGAATTCCTTGAGCGGGCCCGCATCGTCCCACCGCATGCGGGTCTGCCGCGCGGTCTCGGTGAGGTCCAGCACGTTGCGGAAAATTTGCGTGTAGTTGTTGACGACGGTCGGGTCATAGGTGATCGCCGTCGGCAGCGCCGCCCCTTCCTGGTGCGAGGTGCCCACGATCAGGAGCCCGTCGCCGTCGTTCATCGCGGCGGCCGTCGAGCCCTTGCCACGCACCGCGGCGAACTGGTTGTAGGGCGAGCTCGGATTGGACGAGACCCAGATCACCTCGAGCGTGCGCTCGTTGAGCAGCGCATGCCCGGCGCGAAGAATGTTCGACGCGCCTGAGCCCTGCGTCTCGATGGTGGTGTCGGTCGAGGTCTGCGAGCCTGACACCAGCACGCGCTGGGTCGGCAAGCCTTTCAAGAACACTTTGAATTCGGGATCGTCCGTTTGCTCCTCTTTGAGCCGCGACATCAGCGCCGTCAGCGGCGCTTTCGTGTTTGGCTCCAGGAGAATGATGGCTTGCCTATAGTTTTTCGGACGGTCGTCCGTCGAAAAGTTTCCGGTGCCACGCATGCCGAGTACGGCCATGGATGTCCTCTATCGCCTCGGCAGGAACGGCTCGGTGAGTGAGTCGAGCATGCTCGGCGCTTGCACGGGCGCGGGCGTCGGGCGGGAGCCCTTGCCGTCGCCTGCGGCGCGTCGCCGATCGGTCTCACGCTGAATCCGGTCGCGCTCTGTCGCCGTCTGCGCCGCCGTCAGAATCGTGTCGTGCTTGAACGCGATCCACATCCGAGCGAGGTAGTCCGGAGTCAGTCGGCTGACTGGCGGATCTCCCATCTCGATCATGAAATCCAGAAACCCGGCCCGCTCGCGGGCGTCCTTGAGCGGCGCGAACACCGCGCCCTGGCCCGCGAGCCCATCGAGGTTCGCCATGAGCTGGTTCTGATGCCCGGTCTGCTCGGCCTTGCGGGTCTGCCCCTGATTCGCCGTCCGAAACTCTTGGAAGGCAGTCCCGAGCTGGTAGAGCTGGTCGCGGTGCCAGAGCATCTGCGCGACCGCGTTCGGGTAGAGCTGGGCGAAGTCCTCTTCGATGCGCCCCTCGCGCACGACTTGCGCGATCTGCGGGGCGTAGTGGGCGACAAGCTGGGCCTGCTCGACGCGCGGATCCATCTGCGGCTGGGGCGGCTGCTGCGCGGGCTGCTGGCGCTCCCGCTCGAGCATCTCGGTGTACTTCCGCTGCAGCGCGGGAAACTGCTCGTAGGTCTGCAGCAGCGCTTGCTGGAGAAAGTCGTTCTCGAGGATCTCCGCGAACGTGTAGTCCTTGCCGCGGATCTTGATGCGCTGCTCGGGCCGAGGCGATGGTTCCGGACTCGGCGCAGGCTCGGGCGTCGGCGAGGGTTCTGGAATCGGCTTTTCAGCCGGGAGAAAGTCGCTCGTGAGGTTGGTCAGACGTTCAGACGACGCGGGTGCTGCTGCGGGCGCAGGCGCGGCGGCAGGCGCGCTCGGAGCCGAGCTCGCTGCCGGGGCCGGTGACGATGGTGCGCTGCTGGGGGCTGCTGCTGCTGGTTGTTCGTCCGCCATAAGTCCCGCCTTCAGCCGCTCCCGTCACCAGGTCGGCGGCATGCGCTGCTTTGGCTCCCGGCCCCCGGCCCAGGTCAGCCACTCGCCACGCGCCGCGAGGTCGCCGGTTGCCCGGTCCCGGCGGCGCGCCGGGGGAGAAAAAAAAGAGCCGCGGCAGGGCGTGGGCCCCACCGCGGCTCTGGATGTCAGATGACCGCGTTACGTTCGGCGCTGCTTAAACGGGCGCTATCCTAACACGATCTCGTCGCACTTCTCCCGATCGCTCAGCGTGACCTTGCTTTCGAAGGTCAGCCCGAGCGGCTCGCCTGCGCGGATGTGGATCACGAAGTTGCCGGTGCGACGCGCGCGCACCGCCGCCGCGTACTCATCGAGGACGCGACGCGGAATCGTCACCGTGATGGCGCAGGGGATCGCGACGGTGTCGCTCATCGCGCGCTGCTCTCCAGGCGATGCCGCGATTGCCGACGCGCCTCATAGGTGTCGAGGATCTTCTGATCCTGCCGGAAGCGGTCCACGATCTCCGCGATGCGCCCGATCATGACCAGCGCCTGGAGGTCAGCCCGGTCGCCCATCTTCACGTCCAGCATGTCCGCGATGCGCGCGAGCGCCTCGAGCATCTGCAGCGCGTACTCCTTCGACTCGACGCGGGCCATCGTCCGCTCGTACTCCGGACGCGCCTCCGCGAGCTCGCGATCCATGTCCGCCACGCGATACTTCAGCGCCGTCGGGAGCTCGCTCATGCTTGCCGCTCCGCGCGGAGTACCTCATGCGGACAGGAGCCCCAATACGTGCGGGCGAGATGGCAGTTGAAGCACAGGAGACGGAAACCATCACGAGGGAAGTTGTGCTTCTTCAGCCAGCGGTAGACGGCGGTCGTATCGTGTTGGCCCGCGCCGATCGCGCGCCGATGCGCCCCGCCGTCTCCGTTCACATGATCGACCGTCAAGAATTCCGGCGTGGTTTCACCGCAGCACACGCACATGCCACCGTATGCGGCCAGCACCGCGCGACGCAGCGCTCGCCGCCGTTCGATGGCTGCGGCCTTGGCTGGCTCTCTGTGCCGCCAATACCACGCGAGCGCGCGGGCGCGATTGCAGAACCTGCAGGCGTCCTCGTTCTGCCAGCCATGCACCCGACAGGTCATTGCAGGTCAGCTCCTGGAGTGAGTCGCGTCTGGAGCCCAGCCCCGCGGACAGCACCGTTCGGTGCCATCTCCGCTTGGTTCGCCGGGATCATATTGCCCGCCTGTACCGCCGCCATCACAGAAGGGTCAGGCATCACGGATATATAGAATTGATTAACATTCTTGACCCCCATCGCCTTCGCGGCTTCGTTGAAGACCTGGCGCAGATCGAGCACCTTGCCGTCGGGCCCGGGCTGCTGCAGTTGCGGGATCTTCGCGCCCGCCTCGAGCATCTTGGCCCAGACGCCCGCCAGGCGCGCCGGATCGGCCGGGGCCGTGCCCGAGTGCGGGATGTAGTCGAACGAGCCGCCGAGGTCGGCCGGGCGGATCAAGAGCCGCTCGGCGCCGCCCATCTCTTGGGCCATCTCGCCGACGATCCGCACGTACTGACTGAGCTCGGTGAACTGCTGACGATTGGAGATCGCGCGACTGGCCAGCGGCTGCAGCGCTTGCGCGTCCAGCATGCGCGCCGTCATCGCCAGGCGCGCCGAGGAGCCCGCGATGACTTGCTGGACTTCTCCGAGCGTGCGCTCGTCGTCGGTGGTCTGCGACATCTGCGGATCCGACGTCGCGGCCAGGCGCTGCGCCATGTCGAAGAGCGCATTGGTGGTCTGCAGGTGCCCCTTGGTCACGTCGACCCACGGCAGTTGCATGAGCATCTGCGTGATCGCAAGCTGGCCCTGTTGCAACATCTTCTCGCCGAGCGCGGTCAGGCGGACGTGACGGGACGGGCCAGGATTGAGTAGATCCGCCTCCTCGACCAGCGACGGCGAGAAGATGATCGCGTCGTTCAGGTGCTTGCGCACGTTGTCGACGTGCGAGTTGACCAGCCAGTTGATCGTTCGCTGGATGCCCTCGAGGTTCTCGATGTTCCCGGGGTTGGTCGACGCGTGCTCGTCGGGCACGCTCTCGCCGACGGCGTAGCTGAATTGCCCGTGCGCGTAGCCGGTCGGACTGGCGCGCACGATCACGCCCTCGTCGGCCCACGCGAAGCGCCAGATCTCCGGGCGCGTGCCGGTGCCGAGCTTCCAGTCGGCCGGGATCAATTTCACCTGCATCGTATCGAGCCCATAGAACCCGCGATCATCGCCCTCGGGCGCCTCGCGCAACTGGAAATCGCCGATGTCGAAGCGATTGCGGCCCGTGCGCGTCGCGCCGCGACTGCCCGCTTTCTGGAGAAACTCCAGATTGAAGTAGTCGCCGCCGTTGTCGATCGCGCGCTCTTTGAAGTGCATCATGCCGCGATAGATGCGGTGGCCGACGAACTCGCCCTGCTGCACCTGCGACACGGGTGCGCGCGGATCCGGCCAGTAGTGGAACGGATCGACGGCTTCCCAGCGGTTGTACTCGCGGGTGATGCCCCACTGCGGTTGCGGCCGCAGCAGCCCGCCCAGGCCCATGTAGTCGAGCATCGCCTTCATCGGGTCGGGCACCTGCGGCGACTTCATCGACCAGCCCTGCTCGACCTCCCAGCAGTCGTGGATGACGCCGAGGCCGTACTTTTCCGCGTCCTGGCAGAACGCGTACCACGTCGTGTAGGCCGACATCTGCTGGAGGTCGTAGCCGAGCATCGCTTCCATGAGCTTCGCGGGCTTGACGTCCTCGGGCCCGCGGCCCTCGAGCTGGATCATCGGCACGCGCGAGCCGAAGATGCCCAAGAGCTGCGTCAGCCGCACCGTCAGGATCGCCAGCGACATCGGCATCACGATCGCGCGATCGAATGGCATCTCGGCCTTCGTGGAGTCGGTGGAGCCGTCGCCTTTCTTCGCGCGGCGCGTGAGATCGAAGTACATGCGGCAGTGCTCATCGACCTCGTCCCACGAGTCGTAGCGCTTGCCGATGTGCCGCGAGGAGAGCTCGCGCCGCGAATTCAGACGGCCGAGGATCTGCTGATGCAGCGGCGAGCCGTAGCGCAGGAGCTGCTCGATCGGCGCGCCCTCGGCGGCGAGCGCGCTGGCGCCCGGCTGACCCTGGCCCGGGCGATAGACAATCGGCGGCCCGGAGCCGCCTTGCCCGCCTTGATCGGCGCCGGACGGCGCGACCGGCGTGACGACGGCGTCATCGATCGGGGGCCCGGGGAGAATGGGAAGCGGCATTAGTCCTTACGCTCCGTCTTGACCCATTCGCGGCGCTCCGGGGCCGGTTGCCAGCCCGCCTTGAGATCGTCGTCGGTCAAGCCCGCCTCGCGCGCGGCCGCCACGATCACGGTCTGCAGCGCGCGATTGGTGTCGTCGTACTCTCGCCGCGTCACCTGCGTCTGCGCGCGCAGCGACTCCTGCTGCGCCTGGAGCTTCAGCAGGGCTTGCTCGAGCATCGAGCGCTCCGCGTGCAGCTTGCCGATCTTCAGCGCGTCGAGCTCGCTCATCGCCTTCGGCGTGTTGGGCCCGGGATCCGGCTTCTGCGCATGCGCCTCATACAGGACGATCGTCCCGACCA